CTTTTTTACCTAATCCGAACTGCTTACCAATGGTTAACCACAAGGATTGCAACCGAAAAAATAACCACGTTGAAAATTTAGAGTTTTGCGACAATTCCTATAACCAGAAATACAGGAACAAGTTCGGAATATCAGTCACAGAATCAATAGGGAAGCCTTTATTTGCAGTAAACTTATCCACGCTTGAAGTATCACATTTCCGTTCACAAAGTGAAGCTGGTCGAGTGCTGGGATTCGGTCAAGGTCATATTGGTTCTGTTATTAGAGGAGAACGAAACCACGCTGGAGACTTCTGGTTCGTAAACGATGATGGTCATGCCGTAGACGTTGTAAAAAGCAAGCTGCACGATATTGGTGGTACTGGATTAAAAACACACTAGAATTTGAAAGGGAGATAAAAAATGAAAAAAATTGTAAATTTTAATAACGGCGCAAATGTCTATGTAATCCTTGGCCAAGTTGGATCTGGCAAAACACATTTGACTTTAGGACATGAAGGCAAAAAGCTGGTCATCAGTTTTGATGGATCTTACAGCACGTTGGAAGGCCATGAAGATGAAATGACAGTAGTTGAACCAGAAATCGCTGATTATGGTAATCCAGATAAGTTAGTTGATGAAATTAATTCGTTGGCTAGTGATTGCGATTTAGTGGTGTTCGACAACATCTCGGCTGTTGAAACATCACTGGTTGATGCTATTACTGATGGTAAGCTTGGAAATAATACCGATGGCCGCGCCGCTTATGGTGTCGTTCAAAAGCTAATGGCTAAATTCGCACGCTGGGCAATTCATTTTAAAGGTGATGTGCTATTCACACTGTGGAGTATGGTTGGTGAAGATGGCAAAGAACAACCAGCCATGAATGCCAAAGCGTTCAATTCAGTTGCTGGGTATGCTAAGCTGGTTAGCCGAACAGAAACAGGGTTCGATGGTTACACAGTAGTTATGAATTCCGACAACCGTGGCGTGATTAAAAACCGATTGGCAGACAAAATAAAGAAGCAGTCGATTAGCAATGAAGACTACTGGAAAGCAATCAATTTTGCTAAGGGAGAGTAGCCATGCTAACACTTAAAGAATACGCAATCGCGGATAACACAAACAATGAAAAATTTTCGCCTCGCGTGTATCGCGCTTACAGAGCTATTCAAGGCTTAGAAGATGACAGTGATAAAACATTTGCAGCCCTAGCTAAAACGGCTAAGAACGTAAATGTAAACGAATTAAAGCTAGTCTACGGATCATTGACTGCTGAATTTACGATTCGGGAATTGAGGTACGATGTAAGCGAACTTCGTGACATGATTAAAGATGTCGCTTACCCACGTACTAAAAAGGCAACCGATGAAGCGGCCGAATTGATGCACGATGTTTTGATGGTGATTGCTAAAAAAGTTACCGAATTTAAAGATTATGCACCGGTTGATGAGGCTATGACAGTCCCGTGCAAACCGCTAGAAAAATTCATTGATTTTTTGGAATCTGAAACGTATAAAGGTGTTTGGTCTGATATTATGAAATATCCGTTTGACAATCAAAAGTCTGGATTGCGCAAGCATTTGATGTTCGGGTTCGCTCCGTCAACTGGTAAAACGATCATCACGAATGCGCTTGACACACTATATTATCGGATTGATGCCAACGTTCAAACGCGTAAGGCTTTCAGTTTTGATGCTGGCGTATGGAATGGCATGGTTAACGGTAAATTCTTAGTTATTACCGATGACGATGACGAATCACAACCGATTTCACCGGATTTTATCAAAAATTTCATGAATCAACGCATGGCTAGTATGACAGCCAAGCAAGGCGAGCGTGACTTTAAAACGTATAGTGGTTCATCGGTTATTGCTACTAACACGGAAGAAGAATATTTCGCTTCACCGCAAGTATCAAAGCGATTGATTTTAATTCGATTGGATCATACGTTACCAGATTTTACGTTTGACGAATTAAACGAGCTTCATAATTTAGATGTGGCTGAAATTTTAAACTACGTTAATTACGAAAAGCCAACCAAGCTATTCGATGTCAAAAACAGATGGAGTAATAAGCTCGATAGCAAAATCGATGAATGCAAAAAGTATGTGAATGCAATGGGTGCGGTCAAAGCAGGATCACTAAAAAAAGAATTCGGTAAGGATATTGTTAAGATGGCATATCCTGATGGGCCTAAGACTAAACGGGTTGATGATTTGGTGATTTATGGCTATTTTGCTGAAAATAAAAAAGATGGGTTGCCTGATCAGAGTTCATTCGATGAATTTAACATTTCAATGTTGACTGGGCTTAAAGACACTAAACCAAAGAAGATCAAAACCACGTTCGGGAGTATGTCGGATAACATTGAGGCGGCTAATGACACGCCTAAAGAAGAACAAGCGATGTTTGGTCTATTCACTGGCACAGGAGTTAGAACTGATGAAATCGATAAGGCAACGGGAATTGTCCTTGATGTTGATGAATCCAAGTTGAAATCTTTGAAAGAAATCAAGTTACCGTATGCGTTTATTGCCTACGAAACTTCAAGCAGTAAACCAGATAAATTGCGTTATCGGGTTGTATTGCCAGGGATTGAAAGCAATAATGCTGACGAATATCGTGAAAATGTAATTAAAATCGGGAAGTTATTGAAAGATGATATTGACCCGACATGCGAAGCAATTGCGCATCGATATTTCATTGGTGGCAAGAATATCATCATCAATTACAAACCGTTGAATGCTTCATTACCACGGGACACAAGCGGAATCGTTGATCGTGTATCTTCGGCTGCGGTTGGTAACAGAAATTCGATCACTTATTGGGCACTCCAACGGGCGAAAGAGGCCAACGATGAAGACTTGGCATTGGAAATCCTAAGGGCATCACAATGTGAAAAATCAGAAATTGAGCGTTTCGCTAGGCGCTGGGACGCAAGAAAGATCTAAGAAAACACTTGACACTCAATCACATTAGTATTATAATCATCACATAGTCAAGAAATTAATTTAGAACATTGGAGGAATCGTTATGGCTAATAGTGAAGAAGAAATTTGGCGGGCACATCCTGAATACACAGGAACAGAAGTTTCCACGTTGGGTAGAGTTCGAACGCTAGATAGAGCAGTTCCGTGTAGAGGAAATGGAACGCGGTTCGTAAAAGGGCGAGTTTTAAAGCAATATAGTGACAAAGGTGGTTATCTGCAAGCACCGATTAAAGTTGATGAAAAATGGACTATGAAAAGAGTTAATCGACTTGTAGCTCAAACCTTTATTCCGAACCCAGACAATTTACCGCAGGTTAACCATCGTGATTGCAATATAAAAAACAACCACGTTGAAAATTTAGAGTGGTGTACTGCTTCATACAATAGCCAATATCGCGAGAAATATGGAGTTTCGCGAATGGAAGCAGCAGGGAAACCTGTATTCGCTATTAACCTATCCACGCTGGAAGTCACACATTTTCAGTCACGAAGCGAAGTTGGACAAGCGCTTGGGGTTGACAGTTCAAGAATTACTGCTGTTATTAAAGGTAAGCGAAAACAAACGTCCGGATTTTGGTTCACAAATGATGATAACAATGCGGCCGATACTATTAAACAAAAGCTGTACGAGATCAAACACCAATCAACATTAAAAATGCACTAGAGTTTGAAATTAATTATAAGCATTAAAAAAATATTCAGTTAATACTTTACAAGTGAGGATATTAGTATTATAATTATCACATAAAGTTGAAGGAGGTTAGCTCAATGCAGAAACACGCTAACGAAGATATAAGATCTATGTCATTCCGAGTTCCGTATCGATTAATTGCAGATAAATTGGGAATCACGACCGGGGCTTATATGAATATGTTAATTAAGCCATTGAAAAAAGAAAAGCGCGATCAGATTGTTGCTATCATTGAAGAACTCAAGGAGGACATTGAACATGGGATTATTAGATAAGATCAAGGCAAACGCAAACAACCGTATCAGCAACGAGGATTTACCGTTAGGAAATTACGATGGTGTATTGAAGAACGTCAAGCATGGTACAGCGGCCGATTTTGAAGTGTGGCGCTTCATTTATGAAGTTGAAGATCAAAACCATAAGCCAGCAACTTTGGTCGATACAATGTTCGTCAACAGTGATCCGGAAAAGAATGAGAACCAGCTTTCATTCAGAATCGCACCATATTACGAAGCTGGAGTAATCAGTGACACGGCTGTTGAAAAAGCAACAAGCAACCTTGAAGGATTCTTCGAATATTTGGTTAAACAGATGATTGGCACTGGTGTTACGGTTAAATTATCCGAAGAAACTTACAAAGGGAAAACACGCCGAAACGTCAATCTGCAAACCGTAAATGTCGATACAACTAAAGATGAAGATAGCAGCGCACCATTTTAATGGGAGATGATAAAATGAGTGATCTAGCACAGCGAGTATTAGACGAATTGATGGAATATGATTCTAATTGTGGCAATGGATATCCAATCGGATCAATTTGTGATTTTTTTAATAATGAAAATACGGAATCAATTGATGAAGATTACGAAGCGTTAACTGTTGACGAAGAAAAGCAAGTTATCAAAGCGTTTTTAGAATTTGCATATTAAAAAATTAAGGGCTGAAAAGCCCTTTTATTGTAGGTGAAATTAATGTTTAAACTGTACGATTACCAACAAAAGATGATTGATGATGCACGTAAATTAATGAGATCAGGAATTAAGAATATCGCAATGATTGCCCCGCCCGGTGCGGGTAAGTCGGTTGTAATAGCCGAGATCGCTCGAATGACAACAAACAATGGCAAGCGTGTATTATTTTTTGTCCATCGCCAAGAATTGGTTGACCAGATAAAAGAATCTTTAAATCAGCAAGATGTTTCGCCAGATTTTTCAAGTGTCATGATGGTTGGAAAAGTTAAAAATCGCATTAATGATTTACCTAAACCGGATTTAATCATTACCGATGAAGCACAACATGCAAGGGCTAAAACGTATATAGAAATTTTCAAGCATTGGCCTGATGTGCCGCGGTTGGGTTTTTCTGGAAGTTTGTGGCGTATGAGTGGGGCTGGATTTGATGACATTTATCAAGGGATTGTATATGGCCCGACCGTAAAGTGGCTAATAGATCATGAACATTTAGCACCGTTTACTTACTATGGAGCTAAATTGTTCGATGAAAAAAAGTTAAAAAAAGCACATGGAGATTTCACACAAGCGTCAATCAAGGATGCGGCTACGGATACTATCTTTGGTGATATATATGAAACATGGCATGATAAAGCTTCAGATCGTCGCACAATCGTTTATGCGTACAGCACCGAGCATAGCAAGGAAATAGCATCAGAGTTTATTAAACACGGTATAAAGGCCGCTCACGTTGATTCTAAGACACCAAAAGCCGAACGAGATAAGATCGTTGCTGATTTTCGTACTGGTAAAATACAGGTTTTATGTAATTATTCGCTTTTTGACGAGGGGTACAATGTTAAAGAATGCTCGTGCTGTGTGATCGCGCGCCCTACTGCTTCTATGGTATTCAATATCCAATCAACCATGCGTTGTATGCGTTATTTACCTGGAAAGCAAGCTATAATTATTGACCACGCTGGTAATTACATGCGCTTTGGCTTGCCTGATGATGATCGCGAATGGAGTTTGACTGGCCACAATTCAAAAGGCAAAGTAGATGCGCCAGATATACACACATGCCAGCATTGCTATCAGGTGTTCTATGATTGGACAGTGGACAATCGTTGCCCGTATTGTGGAGAATTAAAACCAGAAGCAGATCCACGTACTGCAGAGGGCAAGAAGCAGATCGAACAGGCTAAAATGGTTGAGATAGCCAACCGTAAAGTTGAAAAAGGAGATAGTTTAATTTCTATCTACGAGCATTTTAAAGCGCGTAAAGTGATGAACATTGGCAACGTAAGGCGACCTATCAATGCTGCGATCAGACAAAAAGGCATATGTAGCATTGAAGAGCTGAACGGATTCGCACAGCATTTAGGCGTTAAAAAAAGTTTTGTGTTTCGTCTTTATAACCATAAGTATTAGTGTTATAATACTAATATAGTAAAAGAAAGGTTAAGTGATAACTATGAAGTTAAAAGTTGGAGATATTGTTGAATTTAAGAATTACGCAGATATGAGTGTTGATGATACTGCATTAATTATGGAAGATAGATTTCCAGAATCTGGTAAAGTTACAGAAGTTAATGAATTAGATAACGAACTTACGCTTTTTAGTATTGAAGGAAGCCCATATAATTTTTATTCAGGATCTGTTGCAAGAGTAATCAGTGATGTTTACGATATTGACATTAACAGTTTAAAACCAGGAGACGAGGTGCTAGTGAAAGCAACCATTAAAGATACGTTCAATGAATTTGTTGAATTAATTCCATTATTAGAAAAATCAGACATTTTTAAAAAAATAAAGCGTAAAGAACCAGAACATTTCATCGTAAAAGAAGATTATTACGGCATGTATGTTAATGGTTCTGAAGCATTAGTAGTCAATAAAGACGATGCAAAAATTTTCGATTCGCGTAATGAAGCAAACGAAGTGGCTGCAGTAATGCACTTGAATGCTTGGGAGGTGATCCCGTATGACGATTAAAGGACAGGAGCAAGCTATCCAAGATAGCATACGTGTTGCATTAGCAGAACATGGTTATATCGTTTTTAGGACGAACGTAGGAAAAGTTAAGACTGCCGACGGAAGATGGTTCGACACGGGGTTGCCGAGCGGTTTCCCTGATCTAATGGGCTACAAGCCTGAAAACGGCCGAATATTTTTCATCGAGGTTAAAACAGCCATCGGACACAGGCGTAAAGACCAAGTGAATTTTGCAAACGGTTTGAGAAACAAGAACGTGATCTATGGAGTATGCAGGTCTGCAGAAGAGGCCGTTGAAATTGTAAGAAATGAATTAAAGATATTGGAGGATAAACGATGAAAGCTTTAAAAGATAATAATGGTGAATTACTTGTGAAAGTACCAAGTTCAAATTGGTATAATTATGTTGGAACTAAAAAGTATGTTCCAGGAATTGTGGCTAGTAATTTTGACGAGGTTGTCGTGCGAGGACGTAATTTAAAAAAAGCAGTCAAAACTTGCATTGATTATAATTCATGTACTGATAAATATTGGCGTGACCAATCTGGTAAACTTTTAAGATATAATAACAGTCATCGCATTGCCATTGACATGCGTCAGCAAACAGATATTCAGATTCATGGGCATATGTATGACCCATTGTCTTTACATGTCGGATTATATGTACCTTTTACTGACGGTAGATGGCGTTTGATTACTGGTATTACTGATAATATGGTTGAACTTGACGGAGAAAAACTTAGAGATAAGCCATACATTATTTCTGAAATGATTGGCTACATGTATGCTTGCTTGCCAAATAAAAATGGTATTGACATGATTGTCAGTGATTTTAACGGTGAATTGCATACGGTCATAAACGGGTTTTATGTCGAGGATTCAGATACGGAAAAACAAGTAGAATCAAATATTGAAATGTATAGAAAAACTCATACGTCACTTGATGAAACTGTCGATCACCCATCACATTACAACCACGGTGGCCGTGAAACGATTGATGACATTAAGGAACATCTTGAAAATAGCGACTGGAATGCGTATCAAGGTGGTTTGTTGTTCAATGTATATAAATACATTGACCGCGCACCGTACAAGGGGAAACGGTTAGAAGATTTAAACAAGGCACGTTGGTATTTGGATAAATTGATCGATGAGGAGAACGACAATGAAAATCATTAATTTTATCATTGCGTTTGGCGCTTTATGGGTTTTATATCGGATTGTGATGTCATTCGAAATTGGAATGATTAACGGTATGGTTCACATTGTCGCGCTCGGAATTTACACATGGATTATTACTTATATATGTAAATACTATAAAAATAGTGAGGGAAAAATATGATTGAATATATTTCGTTTATTACCACATTTAATGCTGTCGCATTACTAATTGGAAAATACAAGTCACCGTTGTTGCTCGTTATTGTTAATGCACTGATTACGTTAGTAGCTATGGCTGCGGTTGAAATTATGGGAGGGAATTAAATGATTAAAATTTATCGTAAAACGTCAACTATCAAGGCTGAACAGTTTGATCCGGAAAATAGTGTAATCCCTGAAGGAGTATTTGATAAAGAATATGAACATACAACAAGTGGAATGATTAGTGCAATGGTTGATGAACTAGAAAACGGTCATCAGTCGCACAATTGGCACATTAAAACACTCGAAGGTGACTTAAAAGTTAACCCAGGTGACTGGATTGCCACCGGCTTAAATGGTGAGCACTGGCCGATTGCAGATGATATATTCAAGAAGACGTATGCCGAATTACCAGTGATCCCGAATTATGTTGCTGAATACATTGATTATATGAAGTCAACCGACTGTGATATTTGGGACGCTATACATTATCCTTTTAAATCAAATAAGGTTGATAAGTATATGGAAGATGATTCGGAAACGTTTGCCCTTGCGTGGCTAGACGGATATACTGTGGAGGATTAACAGATGCTTTTTATATTATCGTTTATTTTTTCATGTATATGGGCGATGTTAGCAACGCGTATTGTTAAAAAAAGGCCAAAAACATGTTGGGTGTCTATTGCTTTGATGTTAGTTTTGATATACTATTTATATTGACAGATTGGTGATCGCTGTGGGCTAATTGGTAAGCCACAAAGGAATGCGGGTTCGATCCCCGTCAGCGATATTGTTATGCAGCATGGCTACTCATGAGGGCTAAAACTGTATAACGTGTGCTTGTGATGGAATAGGTAGACATAGGTAGGCTATCATGATTACTTTTCGGCCCGATTTGGAAAATGATAGTCATGTAGGGTGCAAATCCCTACCAAGCACATATATTTCATAATTTACTCGTATAGCTCAGGGGTAGAGCGCTCAACTTATAATTGAGGGGTCGATTGTTCAAGCCAATCTACGAGTATAACGTATGTTCTCACTTAACGGTGAGAACTTTTTTATTTAATTAAAAACAATTGTTGACTTTGTGGTACAGTGCCACTATAATATAAATATCAAGTAAAGGAGGACGAAAACATGGCTAAGAAATCAATTACGCCGAGTCTTCGATTGAACGAAGACGACTACTTAAAGTTAAAGGAACTGAAGGAGAAATATGGAATATCTTGGACTAAATTCATTGCATACGCTAACCAGCTAATCGAAAAGGATATGAAAAAGAATGGAAACTAAAAAATATGTTAATCGCTTTCGAAAAACAATTATTGACTATGGCATTCCGAACGATCAAGTTGTAATTGCCCCTTATTCGAATGGAAATAGTTCTGGTATCACCATGTTCAATGGCATCAACGTTGCTGATTATATGACATGCGACGATCAGTCATCCAAGTTGATGTCGAAACAAGTTGCGAAGGACTTGCACGTCAAATATAAGCGAGGTATAGGATTTTGAGAGAACATTATCGCGAATTACTAAACTACGTGCAAGAAATTGAAAGCAAGTATGGGACTGTCAGCCTCATGAATGATCGTGAACGTAACTACATGCTTAAATTGTCTTATCCATGTTATAAAAATGAATCTGCCAGTTTGAATCAATATGAAATCACGATTATTAAAAGGTATTTAAAAGGTGATATTAACGTTCGCCAGCTGGCATATTATTTAGGTGGGATCACAGAAGCGAAAGCAGAACACAAGGCTCAACTATATAAGGTCGGCCGTTATGAATTGACGAAGCATAAAAATTACTGGGAGAGATGATAAGATGAACGAATTAACTAATGAAGAACGCAAGCTGCTGGAATGGGTTTTGCAAGAGGTTAAAGATCATTATAACCAACCACTAGAAAGCTTGACCGATGTATGTGAGTCAATAGATTGGGGATTAGCACCGGAAGGACTTGAAAGACCATACTATGGCATGAGCTATAAACATCAATTGATTTTTCTAGCTGAATATATTAAATCATTGGAGGAATAAATTATGTGGTGCTACGTTTTTCTAATTTTAATTGTTTTGTTCGTATCAATGGTTTTTGAAAATACTGAACACGAGTTTTTAAAAGCATTGACGATTTATGTATTGATTGCTGGGTTAATGATTTCAGTGATGTAAAGAAAGGATTATTAAAATGATAGATTTACAGCAAGGCGATTGTTTAGAGTTAATGAAAGATATTCCAGATGGGTCGATTGATATGATTTTATGTGATTTGCCATATGGTACAACTGCAAATAAATGGGATATCATAATCCCATTTGATAAATTGTGGCAGCAGTATAAAAGAATTATTAAAAATAATGGTGCTATCGCGTTGTTTGGGCAAGAACCGTTTAGCAGCCGTTTGAGACTTAGTAATGAAAAAATGTATAGATATGATTTTGTTTGGGAAAAATCTAGAGCAACCGGATTTTATAATGCTAACAAGATGCCTTTGCGTTGTAAGGAGAATATCACTATTTTTTACAAACATTTGCCAACATATAATCCTCAAAAAACGAAAGGAACCCCTTACTATCACAAAGCAACAAAAAACAGATCTGGGAGCATTTATATCTCTAATTCAAAAAGCACTGACACTAAAAGTAATGGTGATAGATATCCAAGGGACGTAATTAAATTCAATAATGTAATTAGAAACCTATCCCATCCCACCCAAAAACCAGTTCCGTTACTTGAATACTTGATTAAAACATATACTTTTGAAGGCGAAACCGTCCTTGACAATTGCATGGGATCAGGAAGTACCGGCGTGGCTGCTATCAATCTAAACAGATCGTTCATCGGTATGGAGTTAGAAGAGAAATATTTTAAGATTGCAGAACAACGAATTATGGAGGAAAAATAATCATGAAATATAGCGAAGCAGAGAAACGGATCAAAGCATTGTCAAGCAAGTATGATGTTTATATGGGAGATGGCGATTTTGCTGTTGATTACAAAAATATCATTGTCGCGTGGGTTAAAGGCGATGAAAGATATTTGTTCTATAATGACGAAACCATTTTTAAAAAGCTGCCATTCAGCAATAAGCTTTACATGATCTTGTCAGAACTTGCAATCACCCCACTAGATGAACGGGTGGTAGAAAAAAAGTATTTTATTCATGTGTTGAAAGGTTATTATGGCTACTTAAATTTTGTTAATGATGAATTTGAGCTTAGTGATAACAATAATACTGATGTTTTTAAAACTAAATTCACTGATGAAAATATTGAACACCTAAAGCAACGTGAAGATATTCCACTTGATTGGAACAAGGTAACTTTAGAGGAGGCTGAATAATATGGCAACATTTCTATCATTTATCATCATGACATTAATATTTATGCGAATTATTGCATGGCTGGTTAAACCTTTAATCAAGCCAGTTGCAGGAACAGTAGGAATTATTGCATTGATCGTGTTTATAGTAAGGAGATTAAAAAAATGATTAATTATCCATATTCACCGGCAGAATTAAAAATCATTATTGACATTGCCAATAAAAATGAAATTCCAATCACGTTTTATTACAACAACGGTAATCCTAAAGTTAATATTCACAGTCGCCAGGATTTCAAGAAATTGTTTTCGTTTTCACATTTAGGTGTTAATTCATATGTGCCGTTCTCAACTGAAAAGTATATAGATTGCTTCAACGAATTATCCCAGTTGTTAAAGCCGTTTATGATAAAACTCAAAGAAGTAGGCATTGAAAAATGAAATTAGGGGAATAGTTATGGCTAAAAATGAATCTGAAATTTGGAGAGCACATCCGGATTTTGAAAAACTAGAAGTTAGCACTTTTGGTAGGGTTCGGACATTAAAAGGGCACTGTTATGCAATTCAGCTAAACCGTGATGGCTATTTGTACGTACACTTTCGTATTAATGGTAAATCATTTAATAAAAAGGTTCACCGGCTTGTAGCTCAAACATTCATACCAAACCCAAATATTTTACCTGAAGTTAACCATAAGGACGGAAATAGAACGAATAATAACGTTAGTAACATTGAATGGTGTACACGTTCATATAATCGCCAGTATCGTGAAAAACATGGATTTTCACAAACAGAAGTTTTAGGGCAACCTGTTTTTGCAATTAATCTGACAACGTTAGAAGTTTCAAGTTTCCGTTCACAACGTGAAGCGAGCCGAGTTTTGGAAATTAGCTCAGGAAGTATTAGCGCTATTATTAAAGGAAAGCGAAAACGCGCAGGCCATTTTTGGTTTACAAACGCCGATGATAATGCTGATAATATTATTAATCACAAGCTACACGAGATTGGTGAAAATATAGTAAATAATAAACAGGGAAGGGAAACCTTAAAACTATGAAATGGACAAACGAAGACAAAAATAAAATTGAACAATTAGTCGCCATTGGATTGTCGGATTCAAAGATTGCCGAAAGGCTGGGCAGGACACGTGCAGCGGTGAAGCATTATAGACAACGTCACCTTGCTAATACAAAAGCTGAAGATTTCAAAGAAGTTACGACTGAAGCAAATGGCACACAAACGGCCACAATCCTAATGCGTTTAAAACATGAACCGGATAAATCACCACGTACCATGCTCATGCTAACCGGTTATGATCCGGACAAATTCGATTTGATTAGTTCACAGTACAAAGTGTATGAGCAGCATTCCACTGAAGATGGCACTCAACCTCAATACAGTATCACCGTCAAAGTTAAACCTAAGAGTAATGTGAGCATTTTAGAACTATCAGGTATAATTAATCACAGTGTTAATAAAGCGCGCTTAAAACGCACTGGAGGTGCCTTAAAACGTATGCTGGTGGTTCCGATGTTTGACTTGCACTTCGGAATTAATAGTTATGACAATATGAAGCCGTATCTTGATGAGATTTTAACAATCATTAATTCGCATCCATTTGAAAAGATTGTGATCGAAGTTGGAGGCGACACGTTACACAGTGATTTCTTAAAAAAGACACAAACTGTGAAAAATACCCAGTTAGATCATGTCGATATGATTAAAGCATGGCAAGACGCTGCTGAATTTGTTAAAAGCATCATTGAACCAGCAATCGAAAATTCAGATGTTACCGAATTGTATGCCATCGGAGGAAACCATGACTTTGATCTCCATTGGGCATTTATAGAAATGATTAAAGCAAAATACCCACAACTAGATGTATTCAACCCAGGATCGTACAGACAAGTTTTCACGTATGGCAAAGTTGGAATCATGTTAGCACATGGAGACGTAGCAAAGGCTAAGCTATCACCGTTGTTTGCTAATGAGTATTCAGAAGTTTGGGCAAACAGCGTATGGCGAGAAGTGCACTTCGGCCACTACCATACAGAAATCGTTAAAGACACAGGCGGAACAATCCAAAGGCAATTCGAAACGCCGAAGCCTGCTGATGGTTACGAAACCAAAAACGGCTTTGTGATGGGTCAGAAAACAATGAAGCTGTTGGAATTTGATACAAACGGTTTGCTTGCAGAGTATACACTGAAAGGAAATTTGGGAGAATAGTTATGGAAAATGAAACTGAAATTTGGTGGAGACATCCGGAAATTGATAAAATAGAAGTTAGTTCATTCGGTAGAGTAAGGTCAGTTAAAGGACACTATTATACAAATCATCCAGATCGAGGTGGCTATATGCGAGTAAGCTTTCGCGTGAATGGCAAAAAAGTTAATAAGTTGGTGCATCGGTTAGTTGCAGAAACATTTGTTCATAATCCTAACAGCTTACCGATGGTTAATCACAAAGATTGTAATAGATCTAACAACAACGCTGAAAATTTAGAATGGTGTACGTCAAAATATAACCGCCAATATCAAGAAGATTTTGGAGAAGCATTAGGGCGACCAGTGTTAGCAGTAAACTTAACCACGCTAGAAGTATCTCGGTTTTCATCACAACACGAAGCGAGCCGAGTGCTGGGGCTTCAACAGCCAAACATTAATGCTGTTATTAAAGGCAGATTAAAGCAAACTGGAGGCTATCGGTTCGAGAATGCCGATGCTGAATAATTCACTTGTAAAAAACGTCTGGGAATGGTATATTGTTACTAGCGAAAGCCCCGTATTAACTAAATAAAATGTTAGAAAGTTAGAAATCAAAAATTAAATATAACGGGTTTCTTACTTACAGCGCCAACGGTTGTAAGAAAGTTAGAAAAAAACAGAGGATTCCAAGAAAAAAATAAATTTTTCTTGGTTTCCTTTTTTCTTACTTTCTAACAAACAGTATAGTATATATAAAATATATTTGTTTATTTACTTATGTATAGGGATTTGTCTAATATACAATGCAGGAAAGTGATGTGTAAGAAAAATGTTGGAAAGCGTAATATTTTTTCTTACAAACGCGTTTTTTATTACAAAATCAATTCATGATATAATTTAAAGCCGGAGGTATTTTTATATGATTAAAATTTATGATACAGAAAATTGTGCAAAATGTCGGTTGACTGAAAGACTATTTAAAGTTGCAAACGTTGATTTTGAGGTAGTTAAGCCGCATAATAGTGATATACAGCGCTTCCGTGAGCAGGGATTTCAATCATATCCGGTTGTTGAAACTCCCGATCGTTCATGGTGTGGATTTAGACCGGAGTTAATTAAGAAAGTGGCAGGTGGTAGAAATGGGTGATTATGTATGACTAAGTCAATAAGTACTCAACAGCGCAAATTCGCTAATGAGTGGATTAGAACACACAATGCTTATCAGTCAGCATTATATGCTGGGTATGCTCCGGCAACCGCTAAAAACGCGACACATCAATTACTTGAAAATGCTGGAATCAGTAAATATATTTCAAGTAAAACCAAAAAAGTTGAACAAAAAGAATCTGACGATGCAGACGAAGTGTTGATGAATATTTACCGAATCGCGTCAGGCAAACCGATTACTCATAGTTTTACAAAAAGGGACAATATCAAAGATGAAATTGTTACTGACGAAACCATGACTTCGCCAGCCCCAACTAAAGAACAGGTCAATGCGGCGGAGCTTTGGTTTAAGTTAGGCGGTCAGCTTAAAAATGAGAGTAAGGAAATTGAGAAGCAACGCGCTCGTAAAATTAAGGCGGATGCAGAACTTGCCGAACTGCGTGTTAAGCAGGCCGATGGTTCAGCAGATAGCCAAGTAGTCGTGAATGTGCATCTTCCAGAAGATGGTGATGACAATGGCTAACACAATCGATTTAAACGTACCTGACATCGTTTCTAAAGCGTATTACCCGATGTTCAATAGTCGAGATAGGTATCTGGTTTACAAAGGGTCTCGTGGCTCTGGGAAGTCGTATGCTGCTGCCGAGAAAGTGATCATTGATACAATCACACGGCCATATGTAAATTGGCTAGTGATTAGGCAGTATTTTACAACTCACAAAGATAGTACGTTTGCTACCTTAAAAAAGGTTGCAGCATCGTTAGGTGTATATGAACTGTTCAAATGGACAACGTCACCTTTGGAAGTAACTTATAAACCTACTGGTCAAAAGATATTTTTCAGAGGAATGGATAGTCCATTAAAGATTACATCGATTACCCCGGTGGTCGGCCAATTATGTCGAGCTTGGTACGAGGAATGTTTTGAGTTGAAGTCATTAGATGGATTTAATACGGTTGAAGAATCGTTGCGTGGTGAGTTAGATGATCCGCGTGGATTCTACCAGTCGATATTAACGTTTAACCCGTGGTCAGATCGCCATTGGTTGAAGTCTGAATTTTTTGACAAAGACAAGCAGCGAACAAACACCAGAGCATTTACAACAACGTATAAAGATAACAATTACTTGGACAAGGCTTACGTCGATTCACTAAAAGAAATGCTCGTGCGCAATCCTAACCGTGCACGTGTCGCGGTTCTCGGTGAATGGGGTATTGCTGAAGGGCTAGTATTCGATGGATTGTTTGAGCAGCGTGACTTCTCTTATGACGAGATTGCTGGTCTGCCTAAGTCAGTCGGATTGGACTTCGGTTTCAAACATGACCCGACTGCTGGTGAATTTATTGCGGTTGATCAGGATAACCGAATTGTTTATATTTATGATGAGTTTTATAAGCAACATTTATTAACTAATCAGATTGCACAAGAATTGGCTAACCATAAAGCGTTCGGATTACCAATTACAGCCGATAGTGCTGAACAACGTATGATTGTCGAATTATCACAACAGCACCGTGTCCCTAATATCAAGCCATCAGGTAAAGGCAAGGACAGTGTTATTCAAGGAATCCAATACATGCAGTCTTACCGATTCGTTGTGCATCCGCGTGTTAAAGGATTGATGGAGGAATTTAACACTTACGTTTATGATAAGGACAAAGAGGGCAATTGGCTGAACAAACCGAAAGATGCGAATAACCATGCCTGCTTGACTGGTGATACATTAGTTGAAACCACTAACGGCAGCAAGCCAATCAGTGAGCTAGTGGGTAAGTCTGGTAACGTTTATAGTCTTGACACTGAAACGGGAAACGTAACGACTGACGAGTTTAGCAACGTATGCAAAACGAGAGAGCACGCGGCGGTATTTGAAATCGAATTAGAAGATGGGCGAACAGTCAAAGCAACGGCCGACCATAAGTTTCTCACCAAAAACGGTTGGAAAGAGTTAGGCGATCTGACAGAAAATGATGAGATTATCTCAATTTAATGCGCCAAGATACTCTATACATGGTATAATGTGTGTAGGGAGATGATCTTATGGAATCCGTTATTGTAGACGGCTATCGTTTTGTAAAAGATAATAAAAGTGGATATTGGCAGTGCAACCAATTTATTGCAAAGGAAAGAAAACCTAAGCGATTGCACCGCTATATTTGGGAAAAGTATCACGGTACAATAAAGCCCGGTTATGACGTCCACCACATTGATAAAAACAAAGACAACAATGATATTTCCAATCTTGTCTGTCTTTCCTCACATGACCATCAGCACTTGCATGGTGTCGAAAGGGTTAAAAACAATCCAGAATGGTTTTCTGAATTCCATCAACTTGGGATTGAATCAGCACCTAAATGGCACGCTTCTGCCGAAGGCCATGAGTGGCACCTCAAACATTACGAGATGACTAAAGACAAATTGTATGCCAAAAAGGAATTTGTCTGTGAGCAATGTGGGAAAACATTTTTAGCACAAGATAATGGGCACAACCGTTTCTGTTCAAACGCTTGTAAGTCAAAATGGCGTAGAAATAACCACATTGATGATGTAGAAAGGACGTGTATAGTCTGTGGAACCAAATTCAGTGCAAACAAATATTCAAAAAAAGAAACCTGCTCACGTAGTTGCGCCTCAAAGCTCTCGTTTGCCAAAAGGCGTGAAAATCAAGTCAATTAATTTTTACGGATATGAAGATGTCTACGACATGTATGTAAATAACCACCATAACTTTGCAGTTAATGGTGGCGTTATTGTGCATAATTGTGACGCCCTCCGCTATGCACTTGAGAAGTATATGTTCGTTCGTGCTGGTAAATATATGAATTATCAGGAACGTGTATCAACATTAAAGAATTTAGGATTATAGGAGGCTTAGCATGGATTACGATTTAACAAAACACAAGCAGGCTAATTTGATTTACCAAGAATCATTGGAAAATTTAACGCCTGATAAAGTTATGAAATTTATTACGCATCATTTCAATTATCAGCGGCCACGATTAGAAACGTTGGATGACTATTATCAGGGGTACAACCGAAAGATTCTTGATAAACAATCAAGACGGCATGAAGATGGCAAGGCCGATCATCGAGCTACCCACTCGTTCGCAAAATATATTGCTGATTTCCAAACGTCTTATTCAGTTGGTAATCCGATTAATGTTAAGCTGCCTGATGATGGTAATAACGATGGATTCGACACGTTCAATAAAGCCAATGATGTTGACGCAGAGAACTATGATCTGTTTTTGGATATGACGCGTTACGGACGGGCGTATGAATATGTCTATCGTGGCGAAGATAATGAAGAACATTTGGCTAAGCTGGATCCACTGGACACGTTCGTCATTTATTCGACTGACGTTGATCCTAAACCAATCATGGCCGTGCGTTATCACCAGATCGAATTGGTAGATGATAACCAAGTGTCAACAATTAATTATGTTCCTGAAACTTGGACTGCTGACACATATACACTTTATAAGCCGACACCAATCATGGGGAAAATGACAGTTGATACAGCGAAATCGATCACAACGTTCCCAGTTGTTGAATTTGATAATAGTAATTTCCGTTTGGGCGACTTTGAAAATGTTTTGCCGTTGATTGACCTTTATGATGCTGCACAATCAGATACAGCAAATTACATGACTGATTTAAACGAAGCCATGCTGATTATCCAAGGCGATATTGATACTTTGTTCGAGGGGTCGGATATTATGAGCACAATTGACCCTAACGATGAAAATGCAATGGCAAAGCTTGCTAAAGATAAGCTTGAATTGATTAAGGAAATGAAAGATTCAAACATGCTATTGCTGAAGTCAGGAATGACGGTTAATGGTACACAGACTTCGGTTGACGCCAAATACATTAACAAGTCCTATGATGTGGTGGGATCTGAAGCATATAAAAAGCGCGTGGCGGGGGATATTCATAAATTCAGCCATACACCTGATTTAACCGATGAGAATTTCGCAAGTAACAGTTCTGGTGTTGCTATGCAATATAAAGTATTAGGCACTGTCGAATTGGCAAGCACTAAGCGTCGTATGTTTGAACGTGGATTATATGCACGCTATCAGATTATCAGTAACATTGAAAACTCTATTCATGGCGATTGGACGTTTGACCCACAGGAATTGACGTTCACATTCCGCGATAATTTGCCAGCCGACAGCATTAGTCAAATTCAAGCGTTGGTTCAAGCTGGAGCTACCTTGCCACAGAAATATCTATATCAGCAGTTACCTGGCGTGACGAACCCACAAGACATTGTTGACATGATGAAAGAACAATCGGCAAGCGGTGATTATTCAGTTGATCGGAATGGAGTTATGAATAATGACGGACAAACAAATACAACAACTGCGCCAAATGATGAAGGAGTTCGCGGACGGCAAGGCTAATCAGTCAAAGAGTGATGCCGAGATTAGAAAGATCGTCAATGGATCAAAGAAAGACCTGCTTGCGTTCTGGTATGCGTTAAACGAACGATACGAAGATTATACGAAAGCCAACGATTCACAGTTACCAGACAGCGAACTAACCAACATGGTTAACCAACAGGCACTTAAAAATGGCGTATCTGTTAAGTCACCGGCCAATAATGATGAATTGATTATGTACGCTGCGTATGTCGCTGCTGCTGCGGTCGCGATTGGATTGATTAGCCATGTATCTAATAAACTTAAAAGCGAATCCAAGTTAGTAATTGATAAGGTTAGTTCAATGTACCATGTCAAGGCTGACGTATCGGAATCAGCAATCAAAAAATTAGTCGATGGTAAGATTGAGGGAATCGATTGGAGTGATCGGATCTGGGCAAACCAAGATGCGTTAAAAAATGATATTAACCGTATTATGAAGCAAGCGTTGCTTACGCATACGAACCCAGTTTCACAAACCAAAGCGATTCGCGATCGGTATAACGTAAATGAAAAGCAAGCACGCAGATTGCTGCGAACCGAAAGCGCTCGCGTTATGGCACAGCAAGGAATTGATAACGCAAAAGATTTAGGATATACTAAAGTCATGTGGGTTACCAATACGGCCGCTTGTCGTATTTGCATGCCGCACGATGGCAAGAAATATACATTAAACGAGGCGGAAGGAATGATTCCAGAACACCCTAATTGTTTATGTAGTTGGGTTGCTGTCGATTAAAAATAAAAAAACATCGTGATGGGGACAATTGATTGATCGTGATTGTGCATAGCGTAATTGGGATCGCAAAATTAATTATCCGTGTCGGGATAGGAGGATTATCAATGTCAGAAGAACCAGTAGTAACACCGCAAGGCGAAGAAACAGATCCAGCAGAAGAAACATTAACCTTAACGCCAAAGGAATTACAAGCGAAACTTGATTCCGAAGCTGATAAACGTTCTGCTGCTGCGATTGAAAAAGCAAAAGCCAAGTGGGAAGCTGATCAAAAGCAAGCAATCGAAGACGCCAAAAATGAAGGTGCTAAGCTCGCTAAAATGTCTGCTGCCGATAAATTAGCTGAAGAACAGAAGCAACGTGAAGAAGCATTCAAACAACGTGAAGCTGAATTAAACAAGCGCGAATTGTCGTACAGCACAAAAGATTTGTTGTCTGAACAAGGCTTGCCTACTGAAATGGCCGATTCGCTTATTGCGTTAGGTGATGCCGATGCGATTAAAAGTGCTGTTGAAACGTTGAAAGCTTCAGTCGATTCAGCGGTTAAGGAACAAGTGGAAAAAGCCGTACAATCAAATCCGCCTGCGACCGGTTCTTCCGTGCTTGGTGATCCTGAAGATCCATTTAGCAAGATTATGAGCCAATACAAAAAATAAAAAAACGAGGTTTTAAATTATGGCAACTACTAATAACAATTTACCAGTGCGCGTTTATTCAAAGCAATTCTTACAATTGCTATCAACAGTTTATCAAGCACAGTCCGTATTCATGCCTACATTCGGTGCTTTACAAGCATTAGACGGTATTTCAAACAATGCTGTTGCGTTCAGTGTTAAGACAAACTCCATGGCTGTTGTGGTTGGTGAATATAGCACTGATGCAAACACTGCATTTGGCACTGGGACTTCTAAGTCAAGCCGTTTTGGTGACATGAAAGAAGTTATTTACACAGATACTGACGTACCTTACACCGCAAACTGGGCTATTCATGAAGGCTTAGACCAAATGACCGTCAATAACGATTTAGATGCAGCCGTTGCTGATCGGTTGAACTTGCAAGCACAAGCCAAGACACGTTTATTTAACGTTGCGATGGGTAAGGCTTTAGCTGCAGCCGGTACTGATTTAGGACAGGTTGCTGACATTAACACGCTATTTGAATCAGTGGTTGAAAAGTACACCGACTTAGAAGTTATCGCACCGGTTCGTGCATACGTTACTGCAACGGTTTACAATGCTATTATCGATTTAGCTAACGTAACCACTGCTAAGAACTCGGCCGTTAATATCGATACTAACGGTATGGTATCATTCCGCGGGATCACTATTACCAAAGTTCCTACTCAATACATGGGTGGCAAGGCCGTTATCTTCGCACCTGATAACATTGCACGCTTGTTCACTGGTATTAACATTGCTCGGACTATCCAAGCTATTGACTTCGCTGGTGTTGAATTACAAGGTGCTGGTAAGTACGGTACGTTTATCTTAGACGATAACAAGAAAGCCATCTTCACCGCAACCCCAAAAGGGTAGCGCCGAATAATGCGACTGGGATTAAAACATCACAAAACACAGCCAGCATTAAAGTAGGCGATACTCGCAAGATCACGGTTACCACGGTTCCTGAAAGTGCTGATGATAGTGCTGCTGTGATTAAAGCCGTTACTTGGAAATCATCTAACGATTTGATTGCAACTGTAACAACAGATGGCACGATCAATGCCGTTGCTGAAGGTACAGCTACCGTAACCGCAACTAGTGGTTCATTCACTTCTAGTGTTGCCGTTACTGTTACCAAGGCTTAAAAATGATATAATTAGCGTAGCCGATTACGGTTGCGCTTTTTATTTATATATGGAATGGAAGTGATAAAATGGCATTGCTAGATTCAATCAAACTAAGAATCGGTATTGAAGATACAAAACAAGATGATCTGATTACTGATATTATTGCCGATGTGCAAGCACGTGTATTGGCATATGTCAATCAAGATGGATTAGTTCAGTCGGAATTACCTAACGGGCTAGACTTCGTGATTAAAGATATTACTATTCAGATTTATAACAAGATTGGCGACGAGGGAAAAGAATCTTCAAGTGAAGGCAACGTATCTAACACATGGGAAACACCATCTTCTTTATCTGAATATTCTGACGTGCTAGATGTATACCGCAAGTCATATAAGCGTCGCAACTCCGGAATGAGGTTTGTATAATGAGATACAATGATCGAGTGACGTTAATTTATTTAACAGGGCCGGTTGACGAATTAACTGGTGAAGTTAGCAAGCGAATCGTTGATGATGTTCCGTCTACAATTATCCCGATTACGGACTTTCAAGAATTGGCGACTTATGGATTATTAAAAACCACGGCATATGAAGTGCATTTAAAAAACAACGTTGATACGCCTAATCGTGTATTGATTGATGAAATTGAACAATCGATCGTTACTTCATATCGCCAACGGAAAGTGATGGTGTTAATTTGTGGCAAATGATTTTAACATTAAATGGACTGGGCTTAATAATTTAATGAATGAATTTAATGCTACATCTAAATCATCATTAGAAGCCACCAAGTCTGCCATGAAATCAACGTTATCAAAAGCACAAGAAGTATCTAAACGAAACGCACGTGTCGATACTGGTTACATGCGCAACAATATCGACATTGATTATATTAAGGCTTCAGGTTCGGTAGTTAGTGGCCGATACGTTGCGCGCGCTGATTATTCAAGCTATAATGAATACGGTACTTACAAAATGAGTGCTAAACCATTTATACGAGTTGGCGTTGCCGAAGCGCACCCGTATTTCATTTCTGAAATCAAGCGCGAATTAGCAAAGGCGGTGAAATTTTCATGACATTATCGGAATGGTATTTAGCCCTAAGAAGCACATGCACGGCTGGTGGACTAAAAGTTAAATTTACGCAGCCAAGTGCCAATGATGTTCTGCCACTCTTGCATGTTAATATTCACACCGATTCCGACAGATCAACTAAGATCGACACGCTTAACCAAGTTAGCCAACAAATTGATTTATATTGTGAGAATACAATTTCTGTCGTTGAGTTTGAATCATTGGTGAATAAAGTTAAAAATTCGATCAGTAAGACGATTCGTTGGGATAGCCTAACTACGCAAACAATGGTTGACACAAGTACAGGACGCGACATAAGACGAGCAATGTTTTTAGTCACGTTCACAATTTAAGGAGGATAAAACATGGTATCAATTAACAACGGTGTAAAATTCGTTAAAGATACTCCCTATCGTGGTAAAGATGTTTGGTATTTTCTGCAATCAGTAGATGCCCCGATCGGTGCACCTGGTATTCTACCGGCTCATCAAGAATCTGGCGATACATCAATTGAAGGTGATTCACTTGATGAACAAACTAAGATGGGACGGATTGTTGCACCATCAACGAACGAAGATTCGATTGAAGTAACGTCTTACATGGTGCCTGGTGATGAAGCGACTGATACTATCATCAAAGCTAAACATGATGGCAAACAAATCAAAGTATGGCGTGTTATCGTTGATAAACGATTGGCTGTTACTGAAGACGACCACAAGGCATATCCGGCAATGTTCGGTTATGGTATCGTTGATAGTGCTGACATTTCAGATGAAGATTCATTTTCCGAAATCGATTGGACAATCAATATTTTAGGTAAGTTAGTAGATGGCACTTTCCCATTAACTGACGCTGAAGTTCAGTCATTACAAGCACTTTACGACTATGAACGGCCAGGCCAAAAGACCGGTGAATTTAGTGATGCTGCTACGACAGTTTCTATTTCACCATCAACGTTTAGTGTTAAAGCTGGTTCTACTTACCAGTTAACCATCACTGGCCCAGATGATGTTAAAGTTACATCATCTGATCCGTTGACTGCTACTGTCGATAATTCTGGCAAAGTAACAGCAGTAAAAGCAGGGCCAGTCACAATTACCGCAACTAGTGGATCATTAAAAGCTACTTCTGCCGGTACTGTAACTACTGCTTAATTAGGAGGATAACGAGATATGAAAATTGGTAATACCGAGGTTAAATTTAATTTCAAAGCATTGTTCCGTGCGAATGCATTGCTTAGTACGCAAGCAGACGCAAAAGATGGTGCAAGCCAATTATGGTTACAATTTGTAACTGGTGATGAAAATGAAGCCGTATACAATGCGTTACGCGTGTTACTCACTGATAAAAAGGATTCGGAAATTGAAGACTTGATCGACAGTGATTATTCAGACGGTGATAAATTTGAAGAACTTTACAAGGATCTTCAATCAGAACTTGAAAAGTCGTCTTTTTTCCGTCGCGCCGCGAAACATTGGACAGACTTAGTGGAAAAGAACCTGACATCTCTTCCACAAAAAACATCGGAAGAGAAGACTCAAGCCAAAGCGATCAAAGATACTTTGGAAGAAATGAAGAAGAGTCTCTCCTAATTGACTTTGCACGTAAGGGAATCTTCGATCCGGAGATTCCTTTTTCTTTATATTTATGGGAAGCAAAGGCTATCCTTGATGGGGCAACTTTAAAAAATATCGATGAGAGGCGCAATAATTTAGAGTTGGCCGCGTTCAATGCTGGGATAACTAATGCTAAGAAACCGAAAACAACAATCAAAAAGATGCAAAGAGAATTAGAGAAAGAAGAAGAACAAGTGGTTCAAAACAAAAAAGGCCGTAAAAAGCCTGATCTTGAAGCGCTTAAACGAATCAACGATTTATTTAATCGCGGAGGTGAATAATATATGGCAGAAGTAGCAGCTATTTTTACAGCTGATATATCAGGTTATACTTCGGCAATGTCACGCATGGCTACAAGTACTACGTCTGCGACTAACAGTGCATCGAGTTTTGGTAGTAAAGTATCCAGTGCCATGAGTACAGTTGGCAAAGTAACCACTGTGGCCGGTGCAGCAACTACTGCAATGGGCGTTAGTGCATTAAAGTCTTATGGTACATTCCAGCAGTCACTTAACAAGGCCGCTATTATTGCCGGTGGTACGTCTAAAGATATTGGTGAGTTAGCAGACATGGCTAACAAGATGGGTGCTGAATTACCACTTAGCGCACAAGATGCAGCCGATGCCATGGTTTCAATGGCGCAAGATGGTGCATCTATTAAAACGATCACCAAGGAGTTCCCAGCAATCGCAGAAGCAGCAACTGCGACTGGAGCTGACTTACAGACGACTGCTGGAACGGTTCAACAATCAATGAACATTTGGGGGGAAAGCCTTAAATCACCATCACGTGCAGCAGCAATCTTAACTCAAACAGCTAACTTGTCTAACGCAAGTATCGAAGACATGTCTGGTGCTATTGCCAACATTGGGGGTGTAGCTAAAAACGCCGGTTATGGTATGGGTGACATGACCGAAGCAATTGGGTTAATGACTAACAAAGGTTTTACTGCTCAACGAGCTTCGCAAGATTTAGCCCATGCAATCATTGCTATACAAGCTCCAAGTGACAATGCTCAGGGGGTAATCAGCGCATTAGGACTTAAATTTACAGATGCAAGTGGTAAGATGAAACCATTTCCACAAATTTTACGTGATATAGCCAGGGCCACAGATGGCATGTCACAAAGTCAAAAGGTTGCAGCTCTAAAAACAATGGTTGGCACTGCTGGCATGCAAGCCTTACTACCGTTATTAGATTCAGTTAAAGATAAAACTGGAAATACTGCAACTTCATGGGATGCTTATGCTAAAGCACAAAATGATGCAAGTAGTTCAGGTGCTGTATCTAACAAGTTTTTGTCAAATCAAGCTTCAGAAATGCAAAAAAATATTGGATCATCAATCGAACAAGTTACAGGTAATTGGGAATCTTTACGTAACAAGTCAATGGAAGCAGCTAAAAAAATAAATGGATCCATGATTGGTATGGTAAATCAAGCATTGAATTGGGCAAATTCTTCTAATGGTAGTATGGCAAAAGTCGTTAGAGGGTTCATTGGGTTATCTCCTGCTATTGGAGTTGCATTAACATCATTTGGTTCGTTTTTAACTATCTCTAATGCTATGAGCACATTTGCTACCAATTTTAAAGGCAACATGGCTATGATTGGCAGAGCTATTTTAAATCCGTGGACATTGGGTGCTGCTGCAATTGCAGTGTTCATTGTTGCATTGGCAAAAGTTTATCAATCTTCCGCATCATTTAGAAGTGCAATTGATGGAATAGGAAAATCTTTCAAGTCCGTATTTAACGCGGCATGGATTCAACAAACAGTGTCAACAATTCAGTCAATATTAAAAAATCTTATTACAACTGCGGAAAATGTTGCTTCTGGTATGGGTAGCAGTTTTAGTAACATTTCATGGACAACTGTTTTTGGCACTATTAGAAGTGGTATTGATATAGCTTTAAATGCACTTAATAGTTTCACTGCTTGGATTAATAGTAATTCTGATTGGCTTGGCCCACTTTCCAAAGGGATCCTAACATTTGTTACGGCAGTTAAAACAATTAAAATAATTACCAGTGTCGTTGGCTGGATTCAAAGCATCATAACTATTATGTCTAGTTTAGGAGGAGCAATTGGCGTTTTAAAGAACGCTTGGACTGGGTTAACAGCCTTATTGGGGCTAGGCCCTTGGGGTATTGTTATAGCCGCGATAGCTGCGGTAGTAGTCGCGCTCGTAACGTTCTTTACTCAAACTAAAACAGGCAAAAAAATGTGGAATGACTTCACAACTTGGTTAGGGACAACTTGGAATAATATTGTTGGGACTGCTACTGATGTTTGGAACGGGTTGACTATATTTTTTGTCAACCTTTGGGCTGGAATATCGAATGGTGCTACATCAATGTGGAGCGGATTTACATCTACAATTTCCGGAATATGGTCAAGTATTGTAGGTGTTGCTACTGGAATTTGGACAGGACTGTCAACATTTTTTGTAACCCTTTGGACTGGTATATCAACAGTTGCAACAACAATTTGGACTAGTATTGTAGCAGTAGTAACGACTATATGGAATGCCATTGTAACAGTTGCAATGGCTGTATTCACTCCTATATCAACGTTCTTTACAACTCTTTGGACGGGAATAATGACAGCATTCACAACTGCTTGGACAGGAATTTCCACGTCTGCTATGACTATCTGGACAGGGATTATTACTTTGGCAACAGGAATTTGGAATTTGTTAAAAGCTGTTATCATGGCGCCAATTCTAATTCTAGCTGATTTCATTGACGGCCAATGGAATATGATTTCATCAGATTTAAATTTGGTTTGGACATCAATTGTTAGCGCTGGTTCTACAATCTGGAATGGTTTTGTTGGAATTTTGTCAGGAATTTGGGGAGTGATTTCAGGAAGCGCGATTGGAATATGGAACGCAATCGGATCAGCATTAGCGACTATTTGGAATACATTAAAGTCTGTTGCTTCGTCTGTTTGGAATGGTATTAAATCAGTTGTAACATCTACCGTTCAAGGAGCTGTAAGCATTGCACAATCGTTATGGAGTGGAGCTGTATCATTAATTTCAGGGATATGGAACGGACTTAAATCATTAGCTTCATCAACTTGGAATGGAATTAAGTCAGTAGTTAGTTCTGCAATTAATGGGACTGTTTCAATTGCACAATCACTATTTAATGGGTTGAGGTCTTTCATGTCAGGATTGTGGAGTGGCATTAGAGGAGCTGCCAGTGCTGCTTGGAATGGCATTAGGTCTACAATTCAAAGTATTGCTAGTGGTATTGTCAGTGGCGTTAGAAGCGCTTGGAGTGGATTTTCCAGTATCGCTAGTGGCGTTGTTAGTGGCATTGTTGGGGCATTCAATGCTTTAAGAAATTTCTCTTTAGCAGATGCTGGACGTGCGATTATGGATAGCTTTTTCAGTGGATTGCGAGCAGCATGGGGTAATGTTCAAAGCTTCGTAAGTGGTATTGCATCTTGGATTCGTCAACACAAAGGACCTGTTAGCTACGATGCCAAGCTGCTTATTCCGGCTGGTAATGCTATCATGAATGGTTTGAATTCTGGGTTAATGAATAGCTTTTCAACCGTTAAAAGCAATGTTTCTAGCATGGCCGATACATTAACCGACAGTATTAATTCGGTAGCTGGTGACATTAAAACTGGTGATCTATCAATGCAAGCCGCAAGCTATCAAGGTGGAAGCATCGATCAAAACATCGATACTGAAAATTGGGTTAAACCAACATACGTTATTCATAACGAATTAGTTGGCGACAAGATTCGTACTATTGTTAGTCAAGGTCAAGCAGACGATCAAGTCAGCAGTAAGTTTTTTATGAGTTAAAAATGTAGTATAATGAATTAAAGCCTGCCAGTGTATGGCGGGCTATTTTTATAAGGAGGGGAAAAGATGGATTTACTAATCGAAAAAGGTGATAAGCGTACTTATCTTAGTAGATATAAAGTGATTACAACATCATTTGAAGAAAGTTCGCCATCGGTAAAACGTAACAATACGCAGATTCAGTATCGCAATGGTAACGTTGATTTCGGCGGTTGGAACGAAGCTAAAACAATCGATTACGTTGGCTATTACCGAGCTGATGATTTAGAAGATGAAGAATATTTGCGTGAAAGAATTTATGCGCTATTATCAGATCCTGAAGGGTATTATGTCACGCAATTAAAGAATGATAATGATAATAGCTTTGAACGGCCTGGAGAAACAAGCGGCGATTACTTCGACAAACAGGTAAACCGGCCAAGCCACAAACGATTCTATGTGTATGCTAGTTCGTTAGAATCTGAATTGGTTGGATCGTATGGCGGCCACGTGTTATATAAAATCAGCGCTAAGTTTGCAACGATGAAATTGCCTTACGGTGAGAGTGTGCCACGTGATTTAGAAATTAATAATGGAATTATCCCGTATGCTGGCACGGTGATTTGCAGTCAGCTTGAGCAAGGGTTTATTGTTGAGTTTGCAGCTAAAGCATCAGGTGCAAATTTAAAAATATCATTAAATGGGACTGATTTTATTGCTCCTGGAAATGTTGTGTCAGGAGATGTTTTTAAACTTTCCGGATATGAATATACTAAAAATGGTATAAGCATTGTCAAAGCTACTAACAAGGCTCATTTTAAATTTTTACCAGGAGTTGCAAACAAAATTTCAAGTTCAATTGCAGGTGAAATAAGAATTTTAAACTTTCAGGATTTATACGCATAGGAGGTGACTAATTAATGACAGTGTTTAAAGATATTAGCAATAACGAATATGTTGCTGATACTGAAATCAAGATTACCGAAGGTGTTAATGGTGAAAAATCGTTAACAGGTACGATTTATTTTGGCAATGATGTAAAGAAAAAACTTGCAAAAGGTTGGACGATGATATTCAATGACGAAGAATATGCTATCGTTACGTTCAGATATAATGACAAAGACAACACGGTATCGTTTTCAGCCGTTCAAATGTTTTTCTACACGTTAAGTATTAAGGCGTTTCATGAAAAGTGGAATGGATCACACCCGTTAAGCGAATATTTAAACGCTATTTTTAAAGACACTGGGTATTCATACAACAACGAAACATCAACAGCTGCGTTTGAAAAAGAAAATTGGGGATTGAAAGATAAGTTATCGTTGTTCAATGATATTATCAATCAAATTTCAGCCGAATTTGAAGTCCAAGGAACAACGGTTTATATCAAAAACAAAATTGGATCTGACCTATCAACTGTTGTTCGTCAAGGATTCAACCTAGCAAAAGCTGAAATCGAAACCAATAGTAGCTCGTTTGCAACTTATGGTGTAGGTTATGGTGCACACAATAATGTTGACGATCAAACGTCACCGCGGTTATCGGTTGAATATTACAGTCCACTATACGATATGTATAAAGATAAATTTGGAACTATTGAAGCTGAGCCGGTTGATGATGAGCGATACAAAGTTGCTGATAATTTGTTGGCTGCAGTTAAAGCTAAAGTTGATAATAGTTGGAGTTTGGCAATCACCGTGTCATTGTTAGATTTACAAAATGCTGGTTATCCATATGCAATGGCTAGTGCTGGCGATTCAATTACAATTGTAGATGAATCGTTAGGTTTTGAAGATGAAGTGCGTATTATTAAGGTTGTCAGTTCATATAATATAAATGGCGAACGCATTTCGGTTGATGTAACGTGCGGTGATTTAACTATGGCACAGACACAATCAGTCAGTTCATCGGTTGCTACTAGCACAATCACAGACATTATGAATGGTAATTCAACATTACCTGACGCATGGTTCAGCGAACAAATGCAATTGGCTACTAACAGCATTTTGGCTGCTAGAACTGAATTGAAGTTTACCGATCAAGGTATCATTGCAGTCGATACAAATAATCATAATAATATGGTTATTTTAAACTCAGCCGGTATTGGAGTTTCTACCGATGGTGGGCAAACATTTAAAACAGCGATCACTGCTGAAAGCATTGATGGACAAAACATCAACATTAAGAATATTAACGCTAGTAATATTGTTGCCGGCGTTATCAATGGTATCACTTACAATACGGTTGATGATGTCGATAAATTCAGAATTACATTGCAAAAAGGTAATATGGAGTATTTCAATGATGGCGATTCTATGGGAGGAATCTATGCTACTAACGATAAAGCTACCGGAAAAGTTAACGGGTTTGCGGTTTGGAACTCACCTGGTTATATATTCAGTATTAACCAATCTAACAAAGACCAATCATTGTCACGAGCGGTATTTCAGATACCAAAAACATCAACAATCGACCAGCCACAATATAAATTGTTTGGAAACTGCCAATCTAATTTGAATGTTCAAGCGCAATTATACTCATCTGGTAACTATTTCACCGATGGAGATATCGTTAGTCAGAAAGACAGCGCATTCTGGATTATGGGAAAACAACAAGTAGTAATTAGTGCTAATAGCGGTAAAGCTAACCAATTAAATGTTTATGATGATCGGGTTGATGTTTATGGTAATTTCACTGTATACAATGGTACTAAGAACGCAGCCACTATTACACGTGATGGTGTGCGTGCTACGCCTGCGTATGAAATGGCTGAAAGTTGGTTCGGTGATATGGGAGAATCAACCACAGATAGCAATTGTGAAGTCGTTGTTCCAGTTGATCCAATATTCGGTGACATTGTAAACACCAACATTAAATATCAAGTGTTTTTGCAAAGTTATAGTAAAGCTCATGTTTGGGTTGAAGCGCGCAACGAAGATGGATTTGTCGTAAAATCTGACGAGCCTAATGCTAATTTTGCATGGGAGTTAAAGGCCAAGCGTCGCGGATATGAAGATGATCGATTAGTTAAAACCAATATGACGTTAGATGAAGTGAAGAAAATTGAAGAAGGAACTGGTACAATTAGTAATGACGAATACAAAGAATACAAAGGTGGTAATGTAGATGGCAATTAGAACATATGACATCTTACTCGATAGTTATAATTCAACAATTCCAGAACCCATCGTAGGCCGTCAAGGTGATAAAAATGGTGCTGTTACACTGCATGTAACAATTACAGACCGTGGAACTGCTGTTGATTTAACAGGACAAACAGTTAATCTGATTGCAAAAACGGCTAACGATACAGCAGTCGTAGCTGACAATGCCGGAGTGACGTTAACCGATGCTACTAATGGTCGGTTCGATTATGCAGTACCTAATGCGTTGTGGTCAGAAGCAGGTAAAATCAAAAAGGCATATTTCTCACTTAATGCTGCCGATGGGCAGCAAACAACATACGATTTAATTTTTATTGTCAAAAAATCCATCGACATTGATCAAAAACGTGCAGACGATTATGTGACAATTATTGATGGTACATTACGTGATTTGCAATCAAAAGTTAACGCAATTGATGAAGCGTATAAAAATGGTGAATTTTATAACAAGTCTGAATCTGACGCAAAATACCAAAAAGAAGCTCAAAATTATTCAACCGACCAACCTAACCAATTTAAAGCGTTAATGTCATCATTTGGTGGGCCTAATTTTAACGCCCTTGATTTATATTGGTCGAATGATTATGAACATTTTTATCCAATCAATAAAACTAAAATCGATAGTTTAGGCACATTACGTGATCCAAGCATTTCTTTTATTGATGGCAAGTTTTGGGTCGCTTATACATGGGGATTAGCATATTCGACTGATTTAATCAATTTCACAAAAGTACCATTGCCAGTCATTAATTCTGCAGGTGGAGCTGTTAATTGGGCACCGGAAATTGTAATTGATGGTAGTAATTTTTACATTATGGGAACATCTGGTACAAATGGATTTTGGGTTCCTGAATCAGATTATAAATCTTATATCTGTAAATTTGATTATACAACGTTATCATTTGGCGCATGGAAAGAAATGGTTTATCACAACAAAAATGAGTATGCCAACGTCATTGATAATACCGCAACATTCTATAATGGCTATTGGTGGTTAGCTATGAAATATGGCTATCACTATGGACTCCCTGATTTCAGCCCTAAAATTCAATTATATAAAGGTACAAGCATCACTGGAGAATTTGATTATGTAACTGACATACCATTTTCTCATCATTGTGAAGGCCCGTCGTTAGTGGTTGGCGATGGAAAATTGTATTGCTATGCAGATGAATTTGAAGACTATTCCAGTTATAGAATGGAAAGCTCAGACGGTGTTACTTGGAACAATGAGATTAATATAACGGCGGTCGATGGGTCACGCACGCAGCACTTTACAGTAATGAACATCACCACAGACGATCAAGAGAAAATAATTCAAAAAGCAATCTCATTTTACAAGCCAGCTGTTGAAAGCAGTGGAGTAGCTAATTTAAGGACGTCTGTGCCCAAAGTCAAAATATACCCAGGCGTAAATGACATTTATCCACGTCAGGGAATCGAATATCATTATCGAGTTTCTAAAAGTGTTGCAAGCGGTTCGCTTATTGAAGTTAATATCCATACAACCAAAAATATGGGATATTCAAAAATTTTCTTTGAAATAGAAAAACAAGATGGAACGATCACGCTTAGATTGAACAAATCAGATGGTTTTTTGCCTCCAAATGGTGCTAATTTTTGGCAAACAACTAAATATGATGCGCCTGTTTGTCTTGTAACTGATGGTTCTGATAATTCTTGGGCAGATAACCCAGCAGAACCTTACAAAATTGTTTCTGCACCGATCGATGTTAATGGCGGCCGTAACTTAGCTATTGACACAAGAGAGAAATTTTCGTTTTCTGGTAATGGGGCAAACGGTCAGATAATTCATGAGTGGGCGCTACCTGAAGACTTACCGTCGCTTGCACCAGCAAAGTCGATTCTAAGACTGTCATTTGATCTCAATATCACCAATTACGATAATGGAAAGATGTATATCGGAACGTTAGCCGATGATGGTGTTGCAGGCCCATGGCAATCTATTCCATTAACCGCAACCTTGAAAAACGGAGACCAACACATCACACAACTATTTACTTTCAGTCGCAACTTTGTTTTTGGCGAACGATTGAGAATGACACTTGATGGCAGTAAAGCAACATATACTATTAGCAACTTGATGTTTGAATCAGGATACTATGAGCACCAACATACCGCTGCTCCAGAAGATGGTGAATGGCGGATTAGGGGATTATCTAGTAACTATGATTTGAATAATCTGACTTCTAGTGGTAAATGGTCTTTCGGTGGAACTATCAATTTTGGGCATCTACCATCTACAATTACTGGTCAATGGCGTGCTGGAATGGTTCATCAAATCGATACAGGATCTGGTGTGATTATGCAGTACATTTATACAAACGCTTCTGAAATTTTTTGGCGACAGAAAACTGGGTCTGATTGGGGTGGCTGGTTAAAAATTAATACAACTACTGTATAACTATGACAGGAGTGATTTTTATTGATAAATAATTTAAAGCACAACCGATTTTGGCTTTGGAAAGCGTTAGAAACGTATGGAATTGGTGTATTATTTATTATCAGGCAAAATACAATTTCGTTTTATCCGCCAAGACCATCGTTATTAATGTACTTCGATGATCCACCATTTATATTTCTAATGGGAATCGTTGGGACATTTACGATTGTTTATGCACTATGGGATATAAATAACTTAGCCTACAAATCGATTATGACTGGATTACTGACGTTTGTGTGGTTTTTGTTTTTCATAGTATTTATGTTGTGGGATTGGGAGCAGGGTATCGTTGTCGGATTTGAAAGTATGTATGCTGCATTCGTGTTGGCATCAATTATTAATGAAATCGTGGTGAGGGGCTGACATAATTGAGTGACGCTGTTATTACCGCATTAATCACAACGGCTGGATCGATTGCAGTAGCTTTTCTTACCGCATTCTACGGTACGAAGCGTCCCGATCACAACGAAGAAGATTTGAAGCGGGCAATTGAAGATTTGAAGAAACAGAACGATGAATTAAGAAAGCAGGATGAGAAACATGAATAATATTTCAGAGTTGATCGTGGCAATTTCTACGGCACTAATTCCGATTGTGTTCGCATGGATCGGTAAAGTGTTAGCTAATAACAAAAAAGCTTTATCGTTGTTAAACGCATTGACACCATTGGCCGAAGCGGCTGTCACGGCTGCAGCACAGTTGGGCGTTAATAAATATTTATCTGGTGAAGCTAAAAAGTCAAAAGCAGTTCAGTATGTAATTAATGGATTAAATTCATTAGGATTTACGAATGCCGATGAAATGACTGTTAAGAATGCTGTTGAAAAAGCATTCTCCGATTTACAAGATGAGTTATACAAAACTTATCCGCAAGCAACTGATGATACACCAAAAAGCACTGATGCACAGTCGGTGGCGGCCACTGCACAGTCGATTGTGGCAGAAGCAATTGCATCAGGATCTTTAGCTAAACCAGCAACGGAGGAATAGCATGAAAAAGAAGTTATTACTGTTAGTAGCATCGTTAGCACTGTTCCTAATGCCATTAACTGCAATGGCTTCGAAAGGCGATCAAGGCGTTGACTGGGCGGTTTATCAAGGGGCTAACGGTAAGTTTGCCTACCCGTCAGATAAGTTTGTTATCTCGCAAGCTGGTGGTACGATTCACGGCAAACTATACGACCAATGGACTTACAAAACACAAGTGGCTTCAGCAATTGCTGCTGGTAAACGTGCACATACGTACCTATGGGGAGAATTTGGTTCAAGCAAAACGCAAGCAAAGGCTATGCTTGATTACATGTTACCTAAAGTTCAAACGCCAAAAGGATCGATTGTGGCTATTGATTATGAGGACGGTGCAACGGCTAGTCAATGGAACGGCTATCAATACGTCAGTACACCAGCTGAAAAACAAGCTAACACGGATGCAATCAAAGCTGCGCTAAAACAAGTTAGTGATTATGAATATACACCTATGTTGTACGGCTACCTGAACTATTTCAATGCCCATATTTATTTGAGCCAGATTTCGAGCACTTACAAACTATGGCTTGGAGAATATCCGGACTACAATGTCACGCCTAAGCCGAACTACAACTACTTCCCATCATGGGAAAATGTAGCACTGTTCCAATTTACTAGCACGTATATTGCTGGTGGTCTTGATGGCAATATTGATCTTACTGGAATTACTGATAACGGATATACTAAGAACGATAATCCGCACACTAACACCCCGGCTATTGATGTTGGTAAAATTGCTCAAGATACACCTAAGCATGAAATTAAAGCTGGGGATAAGGTCAAGGTTAACTTTTCGGCAGTTCACTGGTCGACAGGCGAGCAGATTCCAAGCTGGGTAAAGGGTCAAACGTATACGGTTGCCAAAGTCAGTGGTAAAAAAGTATTGTTATCTGGTATCAACAGTTGGATTTCGAAATCAAACGTTGAAATTCTACAAACTAAGCCAGTAGCAAACCATACGAAGCTACCTAGTGGCGTTAAACGTGAATCTGGTACATTTACCGCTAACACGACATTACGTGTCTGGAATCGCCCAGGAACGTCATATACGGGCGTTAATTACTACCGTGGTGAGAGTGTTCAATATCAAGGATATATCCGCAACGGTAATTATATCTATGCAGCTTATCAGTCAACTGGCGGTGCATGGCATTATGTAGCTGTTCGTGAAAACGGGATTGCGTTAGGATCGTTTAAGTAATATAATTAGTTATTAAAGAGTTCAGCAAGCGCCAACGATGGTTGGCTGAACTACCACACGGGCGCGATTAAGTCATTCTTAGCGGAGTGGCTTTTTATTTATCTGATTTCATGGTATAATTAACGACACCGAGGGAACTACCTTTCATACCTCGCTAACCTTCACATCGTCATTCATTTGGCGGTGTTTTTTTTATTTCAAAAAACTATTGTAGTTTGACTAGATTGGTGATAATATAATAAGCATAGAAATGAAAGGGTGATTTATATGTTAGTTATTGATATTCCAAGTTTATTGATCGGGTTAGTGTTAGGTGGCATTATTGTTTATGCTTTTAAGAAAGGTGATCGCCATGAATGATGTGGTTGAATTGTTAAAAATGCGTGGAAAAATTAGCGACAGTATGTTGTTAGATAAAATCGAGATGCATGTCACACCGGTTGGTGAAATCAAAAAATTGCCATGGATCGCTGGTTATGCGGTAACTTCTGAAGGCCAAGCAATTAGCCTTGAACGTGAAGTGACCGATGCACGTGGTGTCAAACGTGTAATTAAACAACGAGTGCTAACTAAAACAGTGCTAAAAGATGGACGGTCAATGGTTAGTATAAAAGGCAATCCATACCAACTATCAACTTTAGTTGCAAGATTGTTTGTACCTAATCCACATAATTATCGATGCGTTGAACACGTCAACGGCGACGTAACTGACGATCGAGCCGATAACTTGATCTGGTCACAGAAAGGATATTAATATGACATCATACAGTTTTACGAGAATTTCACGGTATTTAGAAAACGAAGCACGCGCATACGCTCATTACGTGCTGCACGATGAAACGGCATACGATACCAAACCAGACGATGCTTTGATTTATGGGAAAATTGCTCATGCTGAATTGGCCGGAGAAGAACCTGAACTTACTGAAGACGAGCAAAAATCTGTTTATCGGCGCGGAATTGAAGAAGCAGGCGTTAAAGTCGCGTTTAAGACACTTGGCAGCTCGATAGCGCTTGCTAAGCACATACGCAGTGTAATTATTCATGGTGATTTTAAAACCGAGCAGAAAGCAGATAACGGGGTATTTGAAGGACGTTTCGATTTAATCAGTGATGACGCGATCCTCGATTATAAATTCGTTACTGTTAAAGACTTCGACAAAGTGTGGGGCCCGCACGGCTATGATGATTGGATTTACAGTACGCATTACCTTACGCAAGCGCTGATCTATTTAAACATGGCCGATCGTGAGCATTATTATATTGTATCCATTGACAAAACTAGCCTGAATTACCGCGTGTATGATGTAGCCAACGTCAAGTATAGTCAAGATATGATTGAATCGCTGCAAGCCGAAGTAAGCCGGATTGAAGATATTGAATCTGGAGATATTCAGCCTACGTTTACAAATGATTTATCCGCTTGGTCAATTAAGAAAATGCACAGTCAGCCAATCGATATTGTTGTGCCTGATATGCTTGCAGGTAGGCTTTAATCGTGGTATATTATTGGTACAGACAAACAAATTTCCTCCAATGATTTGTTATAAGTTAGAAAATCTAAAAAAACTCTAACACTTATAACCCTACTCTCCCAAGGGTTGTAAGAATGTTAGAGTTTTTTGCTGTATATATAAAATTTATTTACAAAAAAACACGGAAAAATCTCTTACTTTCTAACAAACATAATAAATAAATAAAAGTTGTTGTTTATATATACTATATATACTTATGTTTGTATAATACAACTAATTTTAAATTTGTGTTAGAAAACTTGTTAGAAAAATATATTCGTTATTACAAAAAACAGGTTGACTTAACCAAAACATTAGGGTTATAATTATCACATCAACTTGAAAGGTGATGTTTTTAAATGAAAAAAATTGTTAATAACGAAGAAGAAATCTGGAAATCATATCCTGATATTCCGGCAATTGAAGTATCAACGTTCGGTAGAGTTAGAACGCGGGACAGAATGGTATCTGGTAAAGGAAATGGAACGCGGATTGCGAAAGGACAGGCTTTAAAGCCATTTGTTAGCAACAATGGCTACATGAGAGTAAGCATTAGAATTGATGGTAAACCGACTAAGAAATTAGTTCATCGCCTAGTTGCTCAAACTTTTTTACCTAATCCGAACTGCTTACCAATGGTTAACCACAAGGATTGCAACCGAAAAAATAACCACGTTGAAAATTTAGAGTTTTGCGACAATTCCTATAACCAGAAATACAGGAAC